CGAGCAGCTGAAAGAGCTGTTTAAAATTAAGGTAGCTTCAAAATCTGAGAAGATTGAAAAGCAATATCTCAAGACACCAGAGATAATTATTGATATGGGAGAAAAGAACCCTAACCTTAGTAGACCGGTAGGCGAAGGCGATGGCTCTCTTGACTTCTATTTATTTCCTGATGAAGTAGAAGATCCTTATCTTTATAAGAATGAAATTATAGAATACGGACTTTTTCAGCACCGAAACCGCATCTATACATCAGCGGGCAAGGAGGGTAAGGAATACTTTATGTCGATTTCCAATTTCTCAATTGAAATAGTGCAACACATGCAAGATGAACAGTTTCCAATGAAACTTATACGTATATGTAATGTACATAACACTGAGAAGATTTTTGATGTGATTTCTGATAAAATAAACACCCTCCCTTCATTTAAGAATGTGGTTACTTCTTATGGTAATTTTTCATTCTCAGGTACAGCTGCACAACACGAACGTCTCTTGCGCTATTTGTTTGACCGTATGGGTAACGGAAGAAAAATTGATGTATTAGGATGGCAACCTGAAGGCTTTTGGGTATGGAATAATAAGATAGTGATACCAGGGGAACGTGAAGAACTTATCAATAAAGAAGGACTTTTTAAACTTAAAAACGAAAGCTATTACATTCCTTCTGCAAATAGAAGCTATGATAAGAATATCTATAAATATGGAGCACAAAAAAAATTCAAATCATTTGATACTCAAATGAGTATTCACAACTATTTTCGACAAGTATATAAAGTACATCGAGGATATGCTATTACGGGTATTCTTTTCGGTATAGGTTCGTTATTTCAAGACATAGTTGTGAGTTGTACAGGATTCTTTCCTATACTATTCTATTTTGGACCAGCTTCAACTGGTAAAGATAATATATGCGAAGCTATACAATCGTTTATGGGAGTTCCTCAAACCGCTATACAATTGGAGGGAGCAGCTTCTACTATCAAAGCACAGATACGAGAGTTTGCACAATTTAGCAATGGTATATCGCAACTATCGGAATACAAGAGAGGAAACCCACAAGTAGATGGTATCATCAAAGGTTTATGGGATAGACGTGGGTACAAACGTGGCTCTATAGAAAGCAAGGTAGCCGTAGATGAAGTACCTATCATCAGTTCTACTATACTTACAGGTAATGATTACCCCAGTGCTGAAGCACTTATCTCTCGACTCATTTGGGAAGAAATGGAGAGCAGGGAATTTAGTGAAGAAGAGAAAAAAGAATATGATAAACTGAAAGATATTGTTCGCAAAGGTATTTCGGGCATATCTAATACTTTTATCAACCAGCGTACTCTTTTTGAAGAACGTTTTCTCGACACTTATCGCGTGAATAAAATTGCTTTAGGTAAGTTAGAAAAATTGCAGAATGTACCTACTCGTATTATTGACAATTTAGCCGTGTTGCACACTATATATAATATATTCGAGTCGCAACAGTTCTTTCCTTTTGGAAAAGCAGATATGATAGATCACTTTGAAAAGATAGTAGAAAATCAACGTCGAAAACTTGATACAGATTCGCCTATCAATAAGTTTTGGGATTGTTTCTTATCGTGTATGCGCTTAACTCAGGGAGAGACACTGAGGATAGATGTAAATATAAGAGAGGAAGGAGGATTACTAAAATTCAATTTCACTACTGTATTTAGTATCATTCAGAGGCAATGGTTTGTACAGAATAGGGAATCAGCACCCTCAAAAGCAGAAATGAGAAAACTTATAAAAGAATGTGAAGCCTATAAAGATGAGGTGAAGAGTATTCGTATCAATATGGAAATTAATTGTAATACCAGTGCCTTTCTTATCGACTTAAATAAGGTAAATATAAAAGAAGAACTAATGGCAGAAATAGAATTACAACGTATACGAAAACCAAAGACTACCTATAATAATAATAGTAACATCCCAGATGCAATAGTAGATGAAGATGATTTGCCATATTGATTTTATTTTTTTCTCAAGCGCAATTTTTTACTAAAAACCCCTATTTTTTTTTCCGACATTTCCGACAAAGACTTATTTATTTAAAAATCAAATTATTAAGTAGTAAAATTGTGTCGGAAAGTGTGTCGGAAATGTCGGAAAGTGTCGGAAAGTTTTATTGTTTTCCTACAAAATCCTACAATATTTCTCAAAAGGAATGATTATTACAAAGTACAATAAGCTGAAAAATAGTGTTTTATACTCTTTGTAGGATTTGTCGGAAATGTAGGAAAATAAAATGCCCCTTTTTGAGAAAAAGTTACTTTTTTTCAAAAAGAATGGAGAAAATCCCTTTTTTAGTTATAGATAAATCTATACTACACCTAATACATAACCCTTAAAGCATAAACAAATGGAATACTTCTTTAAAATGCTGACGAATATAAAGGTAGAGTCTGCTTATCTCCACAAGACTAATTGCGTGGTGAGTGGACTCTATCGCAGAGGCTCATTAGTAGGCGGGCTATTGCCTGCTGGCTCTCAACTCGACTTGTTGGAATATCTTAAGTTTTTATACGATATATTTCCTGAGCAGAAAAACGGCTTTCCGTTATATCACTGTATCAACCCTACTATTACTTATGCCAATGATGGTTGGGGAAAATTCTTAATGAATGAAGAATTACGAGTAACGAATGATGAGAGTGAGCCACACGGAAGAAAATCATATTGTATTAGTAAGCCGTTGCTATGTATTGAGCCTATCATTACGCATTTTAAGAAGAGTAACGCCTATATAGCTGCCCTCTACTGGCATCAGCATTTAGTAGGATTATGTGCTATTAGTGGGGTTACAAAATTGAAAGACTTTGTGCCTTACCTATATACAGTATATCCTAAAGATATCAATGAGTTGGACGCTTTTGTAGAGAAGAACACCGCTATTGAGTACTATTATAACGACGAAATGATAACCATTAACAATGAAAGAAATGCTTAACATCACTTTAAACCTACCCAATTACCTTATTAAGTATATGCGTACGCTCTATGGTGAGCCGTATGCCCCAAAAGCAAGCGACGAAATAGGTATCTATATCCTCAACGTGTTGCAGCGCAAAAGCAACCTATCGGAGTACCAGTACCGCGTTAAAAAAGAATTGTCGCAAACCTATCAACTTACTATTAATACAAGTAATTACGAGAAGCGTGGTGCGATAATCTTGCCACAACAGAACGCACTAATAGTGAAGTTCGTGGACAGTCATTTTCGCAGAGAGCTCTTTCGCACGGCAGTAATGAACCACTATTATTATAGTATACCTTATAAGTTTACTATCATCAACATATTAAGGTCCTACAACATCGAAGAAAACGATTTGCCTTACGATACCATTCGCAAGGATTTTAATCGCAAAAAAGAAGAAATTGAAAAACGATTATTATTAAAATAATGAAAATCATAGACCTATTCAGCGGAATTGGGGGCTTTTCACTCGGCTTTCAGCGAGCTGGCTACCAATTTACCGAACACTATTTTTCAGAGATAGACAAAAGTGCAATCGCAAACTATAAAAAAAACTTTCCAAATGCAAAATACATCGGAGATATTACCTCTGTTCACGGAGGAGACTTTACAAGAATTGACATTATCACTTTCGGATCGCCTTGTCAAGATTTCAGCCTTGCTGGAAGAAGAGAGGGGCTTAAAGGAAACAAAAGTAGCCTTATCAAAAAAGCAATTGCCCTCATTGCTGAAATCAGACCAAGTGTATTTATCTGGGAGAACGTTAAAGGCGCTTTCAGCTCAAACGCTGGCGCAGATTTTTGGGCAATTCTCCAAGCCTTTGCCAACATTGGGGGTTATAGACTTGAATGGCAATTGCTTAATACAAGCTGGCTACTACCCCAAAATAGAGAGCGGATTTACCTTATTGGACATCTTGCAGGACGAAGTGTCCCAAGAGTATTTCCTATCGGAGAAAATGATTTTGTGCCTACAACAAAATCGAAAAGTCAATCACAAACCCAAATTAGTGGAACAATTAAAGCCAATGGCAATATGAACCAAGATGATACTTACATTATTCCAAAAAAAGCGGGGACACTAACAGGTGGCGGAAAGTCAGGAGGCTTGCACTCTGATATGACCGTTATACAAATAAATCCATCTACTGAATCAAATGGGAGACAACCTTACCAACAAAATAGAGTATATGATGAAAGAGGAGTATCACCTGCCCTAACAAGAAATAATTCTGATTTTATTATTAAACAACGTCCGCGAGGTAAAAATAAAGGTGCAGACCTCACTATTTGCCCAACCATATCGAGCAATGCCTTTCAAGAGAATAACTTATTGGGTGGCATACGTAGATTAACCGAAATAGAATGCGAACGCCTGCAAGGATTTCCCGATAATTGGACACAATACGGCAACTACGATGGCACGATAAAGCCCATTGCTAAAACACAACGTTACAAACTCATCGGCAATGCCGTAACCGTGGATATTGTAGAATTAATAGCAAAACGATTAAAATTAAAGAATAATGAATAACACCCTACACCTCACCATCAAAAAGAAATGGTTTGACATGATACTATCGGGCGAAAAAACCGAAGAATATCGCGATATCAAACCGTATTACAACCTTCGCCTTATTGGACAAGATTACGACACTGTCGTCTTTCGCAATGGCTATGCTCGTGATGCTCCAAGCCTCACCATAGAATTAAAAACCATACGTTTTGGCACTGGCAAACCCGAATGGGGCGCAGAAGCCAATAAGAAGTACTTCGTGCTATATTTAGGTAAGATTATTAACACTAAAAATATCAACAAATGATAACAGGAATTAAAGAGGGAGCGTTTATTTATTGCTCTAAGGATAATATGCCATATAAACTTATGGGAGTTATTACTGAAGATGGTTTAAACTTATTTCTAAAATTAATAAGAGATTGCTTCGTATTTGAAGGAGTAAGTTGTAACATTAGAGAAGTTTATGATGTAACTACATCACTTATTTGGAATAAAAAAACTGAGTTTAAGAACTTGAAGTTTAAATTAGAATTTATGTCTATAGCAACCAATTCAGAAAAGGTATAGATATGAAAACCTATCTTTTAACACTAAAAATATCAACAAATGAGAACAATCAAAGATTTAACCGTAAAAGTAACCTACAGTGTAGGTTTATCAGATGTAAAAGTGCCTGAAGAGGTAGCCAAACAATTAGAACAAATTGCAGATTATGGATTTTCCATTTATGATAGTGAAATAAACAAATTTCCTGAAGCTTTTGAATGGTGCAGTGAAAATATAAGTGAGGATGATGCCCTCTACTGGGAATACGAAGTAGATATTGACTAATAACATTAAAATCACAAAGAAAATGAAAACAATCAAATTTAGAGGATTTAGTATGGCTCTTAATGATTTCGTATATGGTTATTTACATTATTACGAACTTCACGATGAGTATGCTATTGATGATTACGCAGTAAATGAAGACTCAATAAGTCTATTTACAGGACAACACGACAAAAATGGCACTGAAATCTATGAGGGCGACATTCTTGCCCACGATTATGGGGGTTACAGCCTTATTGTGTACCGAGAGGAATGTATGGCATTCTGCCGTATCGATGCCAAAAATGTAGGCAACATCAATGGGTATTACAATCTTCACGAAGAGGCTTGGCGTTCGTGTTTGCAACGCGCAAAAGTTATTGGAAACCAATATGAAAACCCCGAATTGTTAAACTATAAAGAAGAAGATTAGACAATGGAAAATACTTTAATGGTAGAAAAAATCAAAGAATCTGTATTAAAAGATATAACAGAAAAACAAAAAGCAGGAAAATCTATCTCAGAAATATTAGAAGAAAGTAGAGATTTTACAATAACAAATACCTACTACAACAATTTTGTAAATTTAAATAGAAACAATGAAAACAATCCAAGAACTCGTCCCACTCATTCATCAGTGGGCAAAAGAAAGAGAAATTTATGAGCAACTAACGCCCTTTGATGAACTCCTGAAAACCCACGAGGAAGTAGGCGAACTTATCAAGGCGTGTTATGATAACGACAAAACCGCTATTCAGGACGCTATTGGTGATATTCTTGTAACTCTCATTAATTACTGTTATTTTAGGAATGAGAATTTTAACAATGTATTTCTAAATGGATTATCACTACGACCTATTATAGAGGATACTTGTTTAAAACAATCATTCTCAGTGAATAGTACGCTTATTGATCTTTTCAAATTTGAGTGTAATAAGTCAAAGTATAATAACGATCTGGATTTTGTTTATGATGCTATGATCTACTTTGTTAAACATCTCAATGGTTTTACTAAACTACTCAAAGGAACAACCTTAGAAGGCTGCCTCAATATCGCCTACAACGAAATCAAAAACAGAAAAGGCAAAGTTATTAACAGAAAATTTATCAAAAATGGAAAATAACAACTACCCCACTTGGCTTGTCCCTTTGGATATAGCGAAACAACTCAAAGAAATAGGGTTTAATGAACCTTGTTTGGTTACTTACCACGAAGTTTTTGACGAAGAAATGATTTTCATCTCATTTGAGGGTGATTCTTGCTACTATTATGCAAATCTCTCAGAATGTAGTCAAAGAACAAATTCTGAAATGGGAAAAGATATCCTCGAAGTAGGTAAACACTATTCTTACGCTTGCTCACTCCCTACGTGGACTGAGGTCTTAGCTTGGTTTCGCGAGCGTGGATACTTATACGCAATAGAGAATGAAATATGTTACGATTTTAAAACCAGAACACAACCTCCTAAAATTAAGTACACTTCTTATGTTGAGACTGTTGGATCTGGCGTAAAACTTCATTCTTGTACAAGTGAATCTTATGAAAAAGCCCGTGAAGAACTCGTAAGAGATCTCATAGAAATATATAGAGAGGAACTTTCAGAGTAAAGAATGAAAGTAAGTATATTAAAGGCAAAGGGTACAACACTACCTTTTGCCTTTTTTATCGCAAAAAAAATAATCACATAACTATATAATATACATATACTTACAAATGATTGTTATATATTAAACAAAATAAAATAAAAAAGTAAGTAAAATGCTTGCGTAATTAAAAATCTTGCCGTATCTTTGCAGTGTAAAATTAAAATAAGAACAATTATTAACATTAAAAACTCAAAGAAAATGACAACAACAGACAAAACATTAGGCTTACAAGAATGGGTGAATGACAACAACTTCACCACTGA